GATCACGGCCGACACAAAGGGAGAAACCCTGACAGTCACAGACGCGGCAATAACCGGCGGAGCAGGACAAGCCGGAATAGTCGTCGCTAAGACAGTCACGGGTATCGCAGTAAGCTCACGCGGCAAGTTCAGAAAATCAGCAGATGGTGCAACAACTGTATTGCTGACGACAGCAAGTGTGGAATGGCTCGCGGGGCATGCAAGCGGCAAAGCACCGCTTGAGGTATTAGCAACTATTGTCGAGGCATAATGAAAATTACAGACGGCGGAATAACCGCTGATCTAAAGGGGTTCAATTAAAAACAGGAGGCACAACATGCCAGTAAAAGTAATAGCTCAAAACTTGGACGCAAATGAAAGCATATTCTTTGCGACCGAGCTGACAAAAAAGCAGGTGGAAATCTATGAAGTCGAGTTCCCTGAATTGCAGGCCAGAAGTCTGTTACCAGTTTCTTTCGAGATTGGCAACGCGGCAGAGGCCGGAAGTTATCAGCAATTCGAGAAGACAGGCAAGGCCAAGGTGGTCCACAATTTTGCAAAGGACTTCCCGCGCGTGGACGTGAAAGGCCAGGAGTTCGTTTATCCCATCAGATCACTCGGCGCTTCCTACGCATTTAACCTCCAAGAGATCAGGGCCGCAATGATGGCGCGTAAGCCGTTAGAACAGATGCGGGCGGAATCGGCCAAGCGGGCAATCCTGCAAGAAGAGAACGATATTGCATTTTTTGGTTACGCCACGCTCGGAATCAAGGGTTTTTTGAGCACGGACAACAGTGTTCCAACAGGAACGGTCGCGGCTGATGGAGCTGGCGCTTCGACTCTTTGGGATAACAAGACGCCGCAACAGATTCTGCGGGACATGAACGCGGCCGCATCGGCCATTAGGGAAAACACAAAGGGCGTGGAATTTGCCAATACCCTACTAATCCCGGAACATCATTATGAAATTGTGGCTAACACGCCATACAGCGATGTATCCGAGAGGACAATCCTGAACTGGTATCTCACAAACAACATCTGGGTGAAACAGGTTGTTCCGGTCAATGAATTAACGGCGGCCAACAACCCGTTCGGCAAAAACTTGATGGTGGCCTACAACAAGAATCCGGCCAAGGTCAGGCTGAATGTTCCTTCCGACTTCGAACAGCTCAATCCACAAGAGGAAGGGCTTGACTATGTCATCTATTGCCAGGCGCGTTGCGCCGGAGTGCAATGGTATAAGCCATTTTCGGCTATCATCATGGACGGCATTTAAGAAAGGGGCACTATATGGCAAAGACGATCAAGATAAAATACAACCGCCCATCGCTTTATAGGTGCGGCAGTTTGCGGTTGGAGAGCGGTGTCAATGAGGTGCGAGTCGAGTTTTGGGACGAGGCCAAAGATAATCCCGGCGTCAAGAAGCGCGTCGAATCCGGCGAAATAATCGTGGTTGATGAAAAGACTCCCGCACCGGAAGCACCAAAAGAAGCGAAAAAAACCGCGCTGGCAGATGTGCCGGCAAAGCCGGAGGATCTGGGCAAACAGGCCGATATCTCATTAGACGAGTTGCCTGTTGCTGACGCAAAGGAAGTCATCAAGCAGACTTTCGATCATAAGACGCTCAAGAGATGGCGGAAAGAGGAAACGCGCAAGGCAGTGCTGGCGGCCATAGACAAGCAATTGTCTGAATTTTCGGATAAGTCGGACGCAGTTTAGTAATTGATTTGAGGTGCAATTATGTCGGTCAGTCCCGCAGATGTTAAAGACGTGGCGCCGGAGCTGGCAAGTCAGCCCGATGCGCGTATTATTAAGTTTATTGCGTGGGCGAAACTGTCGGTGAATGAAGATATTTTCACGGATAAATATGACCTCGCCGTGACTTATCTCACGGCGCACATGATGTCTGTCAGTCCGACGACATCTGGCGGAGCTCAACAGTCGCAGATCGTTACTAGCGAGAAGGTTGGTGATATATCGCGAAGCTATCAGGAGAGTCAGTCAAGCGATACATCGCCATCGTCTCTCTCTCGAACTCGCTATGGTGACGAATTTCTGCGGTTACGAAGCGAATGCACGATATCGCCGGTTGTTGTGACCGGATCAGGGGAACTTAATGAGTGACATGAAAGTCATAGACCGCGGATGGAATCGCATTAAGCATGAGATCGCCCTCATGGCCGACGCCCATGTCAAGATCGGCTTCCCCGCGTCGAAGGACAAGCAACATAAAGGCAGTGTTCAGACTGTCGCGCAAATAGCAGTAGAGAACGAATATGGCGTGCCGGAAAAGAATATCCCATCAAGGCCGTTCATGCGACAGGCTTTTGATAAGAATGAATACAAACTCAATGAGCGCATAAAGCAATATGCAAAGGATATTTTTGCGGGCATCAAGAATACACGGCAGGCATTGACATTACTCGGTGTGGAACACAAGGGCAATATTCAAAAAGAGGTCAGGTTTGGAGATTTTAAACCGAATGCACCGCTCACTATTGCAATAAAAGGATCATCCCAACCTTTGATTGATACCGACCAGATGGTTCAGAGCGTGCAATTCGAGGTTGATATGGGCGGAGGCAAAACGACATGACAGGCGCGGCACTCATACATGATTTTGCGGAAGTGGTCACGGTGTCAAGGTCTGCGGAGAATTATCAGACCGTGAAGATACTGTATGACGCGGATTTTGTTACGGGCAATCACATTTCCATAAATATCAATGGCATTGACGTAGCCGTTGACTTCCAAGTTGACCAAGCCACGACAATGGACGCACTTGCCACGGGAATTGGAGACTTGAACGATGTCGAAACCTGCACAGTCTCGGGCGCGCGCGAGCTGACAATTCTTTGTGCATACGCCGCAACCGAGCTCGTTATTACGCAAATTGTCGTAACCGGCGGAGTATCACAGCCAACAGGCGCAATTTCGTTCAAGATCGGCGGATATATAGACGGCAAGTGGCAACAGCCGGCCACAACATCGTTCGAAATAGAGATTTCAATACAACCCCTGGCCGGTCACGAACTTTTGAAATTATCAGAAGCTGACAGAACGAGGGAATGGATAAAGGGTTACACAGCGACACCATTATGGATAGCCGACGAAGCGAGCGGCAACAGGGGCGACCAGATAGCATATAACGGCAAGACCTATGAGGTCATGAAATCCGAGCGGTGGATGGAAACAGACCTCAACCATCATAAAGTATTGTTTGCAGAAGTTAATCAGGAGATTGCACCATAATGCCGAACTATTTGGATGACATAAGACAGGGTCTTTATTCTTGGATCATGAAGGAGCTTAAAATAACGACCCTTTTTGCCGAGCAATATAAGATACGACCGCAGAAAACGCCTTACGCTGTCATAAGAACATCGGTCATAACTGCTTACGGCCTCATGGATGAATCGGCAGAGGTTGATAACGATGGGCTTGCGGAGATTGACGGCCACAGAAGAATGTCCGTCAATATTGAAGTAATTGGCCAGGGATCCAATGAGAAGACTCTGCAATTGCAGGCAAGTTTAAGCAAGGTGAACGTTCTGGGGGAACTTTGGAACGTTTATGGCATAGCGATTTTAGATAAGGGCGACATAACGAACATCACGGAACTACTTGAGACGGAAGGTCTCGAACGCGCCAGTCTTGATATCAGGATCGGTTATGCCGTGCAGTATATTGAAAACCAAGGGTTGATAGAGAAAGTTGAGCTAAACGGTGTGCAAATTCCCGAAGCTTAAAACCCGTAAAGGAGGCCTATTATGGCTGATATTTCAAACATTGTCGATGTGACAATCACAAAGGAAACGCAAGCAGTATCACAACAAGGATTCGGCACGCCACTTATCATAGGGCCTAACGCAGGCACTGGGGTGAAAGAGGTCAATACCTATGAGAGTTTAAGCGAGGTGGCCAGCGATTACGCCGACTCGACCGACGAATATAAGGCGGCAAACGCTTTTTTTGCACAATCGCCAAGAGTTAAGCAAGTCAAAATAGTCAGGCACTCGAGCAAAGTAGCAATGGTTGAGACAATAGTTTTGAGCGCCGACTTAATAACTGGCAACGTCATTTCAGTAAAAGTTGATGGCGTTGTAGTAACAGAAACATTTGCAGTTTCTCATTTAGCCACGATGACGGCGTTTGCTGTTAAGTTGGCCGCAACAGCAGGCATTGGCACGGCGGTCGTCGGTGGACCGAACGATAGGACTATAACCTGCACAGCCGCAAAGGCTGGAGTCCCCTTCTCTTTGACGGAAGCTGGTATCACAGGTGGAGCCTCGCAGGCAAGCATAGTCATGACAATAACAGTCGCGAATGTCGGACTCGTAACCGATCTGAATGACATAGTCTTGTTGGACAACGACTGGTATGGGCTCATCACCACAAGCAGAGACGAGGACGAGGTTAAAATCGTCGCCACGTGGATCGAAGCCAATTATAAGATTTATTTCACGACATCGAGCGATGCCGATATCTATAGCGCCGTGTCAACAACGGACATCGCCTACGTTTTGAAGGAATCAAACAGGGACCGCACGCAAGTCACATTTAACGAAGATACGACGGACTGGATCGATGCCGGTTGGATGGGCAAGGGGTTGCCTTACACACCCGGAAGCATCACTTGGAAATTCAAGAAAGTAGCCGGCCCCGCCGCGAGCCCGCTAACAGCGACACAGAGGAATGCAGTCCTTGCTAAGAACGCCAATCTGTTCACGAAAATTGCAGGTGTTGATATGATGGAAGAAGGGACAATGGCATCGGGCGAATTTATCGATGTTATCCACGGCATTGATTGGTTGCGCGCGCGCATGGCCGAGAATATCTTTGCAATATTGGCTAACGCTAAAAAGGTTCCATATACGGATGCGGGTGTCGCCATCATCGAGGCCGCGATAAGGGCCGTATTGGAAAATGCAATCAAGGTTGGTCTGCTTGCCAGATCTCCGGACCAATTCGGAGGCAACGACTATCTTGTGACTGTGCCAAAGGTTTCAGAAGTGTCCGACAACGACAAAGCGAACAGGCTCTTGCCGGACGTGACTTGGCAGGCCATCTTGGCGGGTGCAATTCACAAAATTTTAATACAGGGATTGGTGCAAGTATAACTATAATACAGGAGGAATAATATGGGCAAACCATTATCAACGTATGATCCCTCGCAGGTGTTTATCACTTTTGGGGGCTTCGCCTTGCAGGGTATTGCAAAAGGGTCTTTTGTCACCGTGGATCGTAACGAACAGGCTTTCACGACATACATCGGATCAGACGGCGAGGGCGCCAGGTCGAAGTCATGTAATAAGTCGGCCGTTATAACTATCAAGTTGATGCAAACAAGCGATAGCAACGATATACTTAATGGATTCGCAAAAGCAGACGAACTGGCAAATGCCGGAAGTATGCCGTTCATGGTCAAGGATGGCAACGGCCGGACGCTTTGTATTGCTGAAAATTGTTGGGTGCAGAAGTCGCCAACAATTGATTTTGGAAATGAAGCGGGCGAGCGCGAATGGAAACTTGAAAGCGATAGCGTAGAAGAATTTATCGGAGGTAATTAATGCAAAGAACCAAAGAGTTTTATCTTGACGGAAAAAAATATATTGCAACGCAATACTCCGCAACCTTCGGATTAAAATTACTCACGCGACTGGCAAAGATCGCCGGGAAATCGTTGGGTATCTTGATGGCACAGGACATGAAAGAAAAGGTAACGCCGACCTTGATAGCAATGTTGCTCGAAGCTGTCACTGGACAGATCGACGATGACGGGATTGTAATACTTGCGAACGATGTATTGACGACAACTGAGCGCATTCAGGATGACGGGAAGCATAGAAAGTTAATTTTCGATATCGACTTCGCCGGAGAATATGGCCATCTGTTCAAATTATTAAAGGAGGTCTTGTCGTTTCAATACGGCGATTTTTTCGGCGAAGCCGCCGCAATAAAAGAGGAGAACAAGGCGGCGGCCGAACCTATCAGGGCGCGCGGTTAGATGATGATGGCCTGCAGTGGGCGATCTGGCGATGCATATTGGCACAGATAGCGACGTTACAGGAAATCGAATCGTGGTGGTCGATAGATGACCTGGCAGATGCTAACGATGCATTGGATATACAGCATGAGGCATTGAGAGAAAGGAGCGCGACTTGATTATACAGGAATTAGTCACAAAACTTGGTTTTAATGTAGATACCAAATCGATTGCTCACTACGAGAAGTCATTCCATTCGCTACGCAATACAATTCTTGGTGTGGCTGGCGCAGTAGCAGGTGTTATCGGGACCGGTGTTGCGTTCGCAAGAAGTGCCGCGAATTATGGAGATGAGATCGGGGAAAGCGCTCAAAAGATTGGCATTTCAACCGACGCACTTCAAAAATTCAGATATACCGCAAAACTATCAGGATTGAGCGCCGAAGGTCTCGGCACAGGCGTAAAATTCTTATCAAAAAACCTTATTGCGGCACAGGAAGGATCGAAGGAAGCCACAGAATCATTCGCTAAGATTGGCATTGACCCCAAAAAGGTAAAATCGTCAGAAGAATTGCTTTTGTCAATGTCTGGGAAGTTTTCTCAAATGAAGGACGGCGCTGGTAAAACAGCGCTTGCCATCAAATTGTTTGGAAGATCTGGCATTGAAATGATTCCGATGCTCAACAAAGGGCCGGAGGCGCTTGAAAAGAACTGGAAGATGCTTGAGAAACTCGGCGGCGTAATGGGCAAAGACGTGATCGCGGCCGGTGACAAATTCATGGACAGTTGGGACACGATGACAACGGCAATTTGGGCTTTTAAGAACGTTGTCGGCGCGGAGCTGATGCCGGTTGTTCAGAAATTTATTGATAGATTGATTGAGTGGTATGGAGCGAACAGGGAAATTATAAATCAGAAAATACATACATTCCTTGAAAAACTTTCTAACATTTTAATGAAACTTCCCGACAACCTTGACATGGTAGCAACAGGATTCAAGCGAGTTGGCGAGGCTATTGTTGTGCTATATGCCGCAGAGAAGATGGCAGGGCTCTTACAATTGGCCTCGGCAATTGGACTTATCGGTGGCAAGGCCGCAGGCACGGAAGGCGCATTAACTAAGCTGGGCGCGAATTTGAGAGGCGGGCTTTTTGCAATAGGCCTTTTCTTTGCAGTAGACATAGTTCGACAACTCTATGAAAACTGGGATGTTTTCATGCGCGGCATGAAAAGCCTTAAATTCCCAGCGTTGGAAATGTTGTTGAGTTATTTAAAATGGATTTCAGGGTATAGTATAATCAAAAAATTGTTTGGCGAAGGCGGAACTGTCGCAAATCCAACCGTTTTTACAGATGAGGCCGGCAACGAATTTTCCAATGCAACCGATGTCTTCACTAGCAAAGGCACGGTTCGTCAATATGAAAATCCGCTTGGCAACTTGGCGGGTGCAACGCCATTGACTGCCCCGGCTATGGTGGCCGGCGGCAAAACAAACAATGTTCAGGTCAAATATGAAAACAAGATTGAAATAAATGCGGGCAATGTCAGCGATCCTGAAACCTTAAGCCAGATGGTCAAGGATAAGATACAGGAAAACAATGACATTCTCACACAGGATCTGACCAGGGTCTATGAAGCGGGAGTTTACTGATGGGATTAATTAGCCTCATATTCGGAAGCAAAAGAGCGAGCATCGGGGGTATCACGATTGACGCCACAATGCGGGAAACTCACACCAAGTCGGCGATCTGCACGGAAAATCCCGTCGAGTCCGGTTCGACCATAACAGATCATGTGAATTTGAAGCCGGCACAGCTCGAAATTGATGGCATTATAACAGATACGCCGGTCACCTTTTCAATTATCGATAGTGTCACCGGACTTGTGCAGACGGCCATGAGCTTCCTCGGCAAGAAGAGCAGGTCAATCGAAGCTTATGATAAATTGATCAATCTTCAAAAGAGCAGGATCCCCTTCAAGGTTGTCACGGGACTCAAGGTCTATGACAACATGATATTGGAGAATTTTACTGTGGACAGGGACGCAAAGATTGGAAAGGCAATTCACCTGTCTGCAAGTTTGAAGCAAATAATTTACGCGGTAGCAAAAACAACTGGTGGAGCACTGGCATCGGGTGGTGCGCCTGCAGATAGTATGAAGGATATGGCATCAAGCACAGCGGACAAAGGATCGCAAGCCGCGGGCAAGGCGTCGGAGTCCATGCTTGGCGCAGGATTGGCGACTGGTGCGGCTGGGCTGTTCAGTATTTTCGCGGCATTAGGATAAAATTATGGCAGATATTTTAATCATACCGACTGATTCCGAGAACTCATCATTTAAGATGAGAACCGAACTTGAGGACAAGGAATTTGTCTTGAGGTTTGATTGGAACGGCCGACTCGAAAGATGGTTTATCAGCCTGATGGACGGCAGTGAAAATCCGCTCGTCATGGGCATGAATCTTGTTACGAATTGGAATTTGTTCGGAAGATTTAAGGGTGCGGCGTTTCCTGCTGGCCGGATGATGTTGCATGACGCCACCGGCAAGGGAGATGAATGCGGCCGTAATGGATTGGGTTCAACACACTTTTTACTTTATCAGGAGTCTGAATGACAATTGACGCAGACATATTCAGCGATAAACTCTATTTGCGCAGGGTATCGGTGACGCTTGTTAATCAATCAGGTGGCCATGATTTTGAGGGACTGCGCATAAAATTTGAGGTCGAAAAAACGAACGAAAGCCAGCCGAACCGGGCTAGGATTTCAATTTATAATCTCTCGGAAAAAAGCAGGTCTATGTTTGAGGATGGCGGATCAAGAGTCATATTAACAGCCGGATATAAAGACAATTTCGGCGTCATCTTTTCAGGAAACATAGTTAAAGCGAAACACAAAAAAAAGAAAGGTCTGCAAAAGGGCGCCGTCACAACCAAATATGAAGGTGTGGACATCATCACGGAAATCGAAGCTGGCGACGGCGACAACAAATACCGCAATAGCAGATTACACAGGGGCTTTCCGGCTGGCACCCCGATAAAGGACGTTCTGCAGGAGCTTTCAGGCGCTTTTGACATGCCGGCGAACATTGACGAAGAAGCGATACCTAGTCTCCAATACGCAAACGGATATTCGGTTGACGGCCCTTGTAGGTATGCCCTCGATGAGATTTGCAAAACCAATGGCCTCGAATGGAGCATTCAGAACGAAGTTTTGCAGATAATATCGAAGAACAAAACAACAAAGATTGGCGCGATCGTGCTTAATCCCACAAGCGGTTTGATAGGAAGCCCGACAAAGATGTCGAAGGGCGTGGAATTTGTGTCACTTCTACAGCCGGCGTTGAGTCCGGGATGTGCCGTGAAATTAGAAAGCAAGTTTATAGAAGGAACTTTCAAGGTGCGAAAGGTCACGCATGACGGCGATTCACACGAAGGCGACTTCGTGTCTAAATGCGAGGCGACTTTATAATGGTAACAAAGGCATTAAAATTTTTAACCGAGAAAGAGACCACGAAGCAAAGCGAGGTTACGCCGAGTTTTGCTGAGACGATCAAGCAGGCATTAAAAGGGGCGTCTCAGGAGATTAGAGTTTGCATGCCAGCGAGGATCGAAGCATACGATTACAAGACGCAAAAGGCGACTGTGAGGCCTAATATTAAACGGAAATACAAGGATGGCTCGGTCGAGGGTATGCCGCTGATTTATAACGTGCCGGTCGCGCACCCGCGCGCGGGCAAGGCTTTCATTCATTTGCCTTTGAAAAAAGGTGATAATGTCATGCTGATATTTGCCGATAGATCTATTGATAAGTGGTCCACAAATGGCGGCGAAGTTGATCCAGAAGATACAAGAACGCATCATCTGTCGGACGCGATTGCATATCCGGGACTGTATCCGTTCAATAACGGCGCTGATGTTACGAACGGCGATGATGTGATCATACGGAATGGCAATACAATAATGCACGTAAAGGCAAACAATCATTTGCAGGTGATCAATGGGACGACCGAGCTTGTGAAAACACTTTGTGACATGATGAGGGCTGTCCGGGAAGCGGTCACCTATACTTGCGGCGGACCGGAGAAACTTTATCACGTTAATTTTAAGGAAATCGAGAAAAGATTGAAGTCTTTTCTCGAGGTTTAAATTTTATGGCACTTAACGGTACGAATCTTGGTAACGAAATTTGGAATGAGATAAAGCCCTATCTTGATTGGGATGGCGACAATCCTCCGGCCACAATAACAGGTCAGGAGATCTGGCAAAAAATTGGGCAGAAAATCGTTGCCCATATAACGGCAAATGGTCATGCGGTCGGAACGTATCCTCCAGACCACACTGAGCACAATTTAACTTTGGTATAACTTATGAGTAGCTTGAAACTCGACAATACAGGCGATATCGACGTGACAAATAACGAAGTCACCTTGACGGAGGGATTGGACGCAATACGCCAGCATTTGCAATGCCGGTATCGCACCTTTTTGGGTGAGTGGTTTTTGGATACGTCAATCGGCGTTCCATATTATCAGGAGATTTTGACGAAACAGCCGACGTTCCAGTTGGTGCAAAGCGTGTTGAAAGCGGTTGCTCTCGAGACTCCGGGGGTCACCGATCTAACGGAATTCACGTTTGATTATGACCCGGTCAAGAGATGGTTTACGCTTGCGTTGGCATGTTTAACAACAGAAGGACAAATTGATTTTTCTCAATTTGTAGAGGTATAAAATGTCCTTTGGATTAACAGTAGACGGATTGGTTATAAAAAGACTGGCCGACATTAAGGCGGAGACGGAAGCCACCTTGAGAGCGAAACTCGGCAATGCAATCAATCTACTTTCGCAGGAAACCCTCGGCCAGATTGTCGGCATAACATCCGAACGGGAAGCCTTAATTTGGGAACTCCTGCTCGCTGTCTATAATTCACAATATCCGCCGACGGCTGGTGGCGTAAGTCTGGACCTTAACATCGCGTTAACAGGACAGGTAAGGCTCGATGCTACGAAATCATTAGTCGATGTATATTGCACTGGCGTTCAGAGCACTCTTATTCCTCAAGGATCAATCGTTTCAGTTGAAAATAATCCTACGGCAAAATTTGAAAGCACAGTGCAGGCCGAAATAGGCGCCGGCGTCAATGAAGTGCAGACGATAACATTCTCAAACGTGCCAACAGGCGGCATATTTACGCTCGTATTTCAGGGTGAGACAACGGCAGATATGGATCAAACAACGGACGCGGCCGACGTTCAGGCGGCTCTGAATGCGCTTGTCGCCCTTTCAGGTGTGACGGTTGCAGGTAGTTTTGCGGCGGGTTTTGTCGTTACCTTCGCGGGCGCTGACGGCGAGAAGCCGCAACCACTGCTTGCCTATGGCACAAACACGCTCAACATGGGCGGCGTAAACACGATAATCACGATCGTCGAGACGACCCCGGGCGAGTTGCCACACATTTCAATATTATTTCAGGCAACAGTTAAAGGTGAGATCGATGCGAAGGCAGGAACATTGACCGTTATCGAAACGCCGGTTGCCGGTTGGGATGCGGCTATAAACTTGACAGATGCGGACGTCGGCCGCCACGTTGAGCTCGACTCCGAATTGCGGATAAGGCGCGAACAGACGCTTGCCAATCCGGGGAGTTCGACGGTTGACGCCATATATTCCAAATTGAAAGCCATCGATGAAGTTGATGCGGTGAAGGTTTATACCAACAGGGAGAACGTGCCTGACATCGCAGGTAGGCCGCCGCATTGCTTTGAGTGCGTCGTCAAAGAAGGCAACGACAACGAAATTGCGATGACCATTTGGAAGAATTGTCCTTCAGGAATCGAAATATATGGATCAGTTCATATTGTTGTCGTGGATTCGCAGGGATTTAGCCAAGACGTTTATTTCTCAAGGCCGGACGATGTATTGATATATCTCGAAGTTGATCTCGAAACTAACAGTCTATTTCCGGCTGGAGGCGCAACAACAATAGAGAACAGCATACTTGATTACGCTAAGAGCACTTTCAGCATAGGCGATGATGTCATCACTGACTGGCTCTATTGTCCGATAAACGTTGTCCCGGGGATTGTGAACATCACGATACGAATAGGCATAGCACCAAATCCAATAACGGATGCCAATATACCGATTGCAGATGTAGAGCTGGCGCTGTTTGACAGCTCAAGGATTGATATAACGATATTATGACAGTAGCGAAAATCACAGATCATGTCGTGCAGGCGAAAGCAAGGATGCTCTCGCAATATAAGGGCAAGCCCCGCTTTGAGGGCATGATTGAGGCCGTCACACAGGACGCTCAATCACTCGAAGAGACGCTCTTTGACATGTATTATGAGAGATCTGTCAATTCGGCGATAGGCAAACAACTCGACATCATCGGAAATATTGTCGGACAACCGAGACTCGGCATGCTGGATGATGTCTATCGCATCGCGATACTTGGCAAGATAGGCGTCAACATATCGAACGGCGTGCCGGAGGATTTGATTGCGCTGTTCAAACTGTTGATGAAATGCACAAAGGCGCAATATATCCCCTACTATCCTGCCGAATGCGCCATATTCGGGAACTTCGCGCCTGTTGACTCGGAGCAATTACTTGTCGATGGCAACATGGAGGCGCCGGACACCTCTGCTTGGCAGGTCGTGAATAATGCAACACTGACTAAAGAAGGCGGTGGCGAACAGCATGGCGGCCAGCAATGTTTGCGCGTTGCTTATAATGGCTCAAACAATCCTGGGGCAGGACAGACAATCCTTGCGATAGGTGAATGGTATTGGTTGCGCGGGTGGGTCAAAACGGATGGCGTGGCCGGCCATATTCCGGTCATTTATAACGGGGCGACGATTTTGCAGGCGTATGTTTCATTTGCGGGCTGGTATGATTTCGATGTCATCTTTCAAGCGACATCGCAGGACTTAACTCTCGGCACGGAACTTTCAGAAGCTGGCTGGGTTGAATATGATTCATGTGGTTGCAGGCGGTTGTTGCTAAATAATTTGCAGGACATTTATGACATGTGTCTAAAAGTCGTGCCGGCAGGCGTCAAATTGATTGGCATCGGTTGGTATAACGATGATGGACATGACGATATTTGGGATGGCGATGACGAGGACGAGGGTGACGGAGATGACGAAGGTGGTGACGACGGCGGAAATCCGCTCAATAAATATTTCTCGTTTGAGGGCGATCCTAACGGGATGGGGTTTGGGGATCTGGATGATCCTACAGTCGGTGGAAAGTTTGCGTCGTTGTTTTTGATATAGGAGGATTGAGATGGGACTAAATAAAATTACAAAACCGAAATGGGCTACTGGCGCGCCAAGTTATGCGGTCGAGCCCAGCGAGTCAAAGAAAACTGTCGGATGGAAAGCGCAGGAGAAGCCGCCTTATCAATGGATGAACTGGCTCTTTTTGAAGGCTTATCAGTGGTTTGGTTGGGGCGAAGAACGCACAGAATTTTCAGACAGCGCATCATTTCACACAACCGGCGCGTCGGTGACATGGAGTGGAACACAGATTATAGTCCCTGCAGGAGGCCTTTATCTCGAATGGCGATCGCGCAATACAATCGTGAACAACATCCTGCCGGAGGCAACATATTCGTTGGCCGATGGAGAATACCTTGTATTTATACCGCACGCGACTCCTGGGACTGTTTTAGCGACTGGGGATTACGCAACGCTCGTGCCAGGGCGATATGCGATTGTCGCCGGTGCGGCCTTAATTGACAATGTTACTTACACGGAAATCATAGTTTTCAAAAGGCGCGGAGGAATACTTGAGGTGCCCCTGTTCAAAACGGCCGTGCAGGCCGGTGGCGCTCTGGCATCGAATGATCTATTGATCCATAGTCATCAGGATGCTGATGATGGCGGCAAATTGGATCATGGACTCGCAATGGACGGCCTTGGAGACGATGATCATCCGCAATATGCGCATCTAACTAAGGCGGGACAATCTTTTTCAGAAGTTATATCAGGACAAACGCCAACTCTCGCAGGACATTTGGCAACAAAGGCTTATGTCGATGGGGTAATACCTGACCTGAGTCACGTGTGTTATGATAATACGGCGGAGACAATTTCAGAAAGTTGGATATTCAATGAAGTAGTAAGTGGCCAAACACCAACTCTTGCGGCGCACCTTGCCACAAAAGGATATGTCGATGGCTTGATCCCGGACATGAGTCATGTCGTTCAGGACAATACCACCGAAACGATAACACAAGAATGGAATTTTACAACAAATCCGAAATTGTCGAGTTTGAATCCCCCAACTTCAAATGAAAAAGCAACGTCACAATCAATGGCAAAGGCCTGGGGCTTTACAATAGGCACCGACGACGGAGGAAATCTCCTTTCATTTGCGGAAGGGTATAATGTAGCAACGGCATTAGATGATTTGGGAGATAATCAGAGGAGAGTCACCTTTTTGCGTCCTTTTGCTAACGTTAATTATACAATAGTAGCAGACATAAGTCTTATTCAAGATTCCGTTCCTATTTCTAGATATGTGAGAATCCATAATAAGTTGGTTGGCAGTTTTGAATTTAAAGTGACGGATGATGGAACGAACGGATACACAGATAAATGTTGCAGCTTTGTTGTTTATGGAACTTTATCAAACGCATAGGAGGTCTAAGATGAAAAAGCTTTTTGTAATCGGACTGATGATCACAACGTTGTTGCCACTGGTGGCCAGCGCCGAGAAGGTATTCAAGCCGCTCAATAAATCGACGATGATGCCGATAGGCGGTAGAGATGCCACTGATGAGGCGCAGGTATTGAACGTCAATCCTGACGGGAGCATTAATGTAGTATTTGGCTTGGCGCCGGGATCGGCTGTGCATACAGGAATTGTAAATATTCCACTTGCCGGTCCGGCCGATAGAGTTCAAATGCCCGACTTGTCTGCGGCCGCGTGTACGATTCAGGCGTTCAGCAATAATAACGGTTCTGTATATGTCGGCGACGATGCGGTCACCAACAAAGACGGAGTGAAGCGCGGATTGGAACTGGCGCCTGGAATGCCATACAATGATGTATCAATAGTCAATCTGAACCTGCTCTATGTGGCGACAGATAACATAAACAATAAGGTAGCTTATCTTTGTAATTGAACGGGGGCAATATGAGAAAAATATGTCTTTTTATTTTGTTTGTTGCCTTGCTGATTTCGGCAAAAGCTATGGCAGGATCCGGCAACCTCCCCGGCTTCGGTTTCTTCCCTAACAAACTCGATATATCATTTGAGGGGTTCACCGCCGCGACTTATGACGGCGATCAGGGCGGATATGAGGCAGTTGATGCTGTATGTGCGGCGGAATATCCATTGAGTCATGTTTGTCAGGATATGGAAATCCTATGGATGATAAACCAGAACAAGGCACTTCCAGATATCGGTGAGGGTTGGGTAAACGGCGGCCCGCCGGGATACACAGCCGATGCGAATGACTGCAAGGGTTGGTCGAGCGCCGCGCTCTCGGTTTACGGTCGATATTGGGACTTCGTGACCGACCAGGGATGGATGCGCGGTTGTGTTAATGAGATGAAATTTGCGTGTTGCAAATAAGTTTTGCCAATTCGTGATTGTATTTTAATCAGGATTGGATATAATGTAAAAAATTAAAGGCCCGTAGGAAGAAGAAGAAATATGAGGAGACTCCTATTCGGGCTTGTTTTACTTTCGCTTTTTATTCCCCTAAAATCTTTTGCCGCGCCTGTCGCCTGTTTTTCACAATACCAGGGTGTCAATTGCGGGGCAACGAACAATGTCATGTTTGGTGGCGGCTGTGCACCGGACGCGCAGAAAGCTGATTGGGACGCATATTGCGATGCGCTTGCAAAAGGAACGGGTGTCTATTGTCTGGGGACGTGGGCCAGCGATCCGGACAACCAGCCTCACGCCTGTGCGTGCACAACGGGCTACGCATATAATACAGCGACTTGGGATTGCGATCTTTGCGCACCCGGCTACGTCGACATAAACAGCCAATGCATGAAAGAAACGTCCGTTATCTACGATGCGGACAAGGACACGATTGTCGCAACCGAATATAATCTAGATGAAGATATTGTCAGATTGTTCACCGGCACAAATGAACTTCTGAATTTCACAACTGCAAACGGAGTTGAAGCTGTTGATGAATCCTTAAAATTGACGACAAAAAGAACGACCGACGGATTGGGATATAGTGTAAGGGTTCACGGAGGCAATGCGGTTACTGATGGAGACGGTGGTCCCGTTGTCATTTATGGTGGACAAAAACTTGGCGCACACGACGAAGGATATGTTCATTTCGGAGGCGGCGGAGGCGCGCCCAATAAGATAGTGAAAACGCCCGGCTCTGGTTATTTCGAGGGTGGAATTGAAGCAGATATCAAATCATATTTCGATGCAAAACTTTTTGTAGGCGATGCGGCTAGCGAAACCGATTTTCCACAAGCGACAAGCATAATGAGCCAAGCTGACACTGGCGCAACACATACGGCCAACGTGGGGGTTGTCGGTGAGGCAGTATCTGATGTTGCTGAACAAAGTTTTGGAGTTTATGGCATTGGAAAAACAAAAGGCGGAATCCCTGGTAGCGGCGTTTATGGCCGAGGCATGGTAGATAATACTAATGATCCTTCATTTTCAACCGGCCTTTTAGGTTTTGCAATCGATACGCACGGAGACGGACCCAATGCAGGCGTATATGCCGGAGCGACCGGCGGGAGAGAGAACTATTCATTCTTCGGTGCGAATGGAGACATATTTAATCAAAACAAGTTATTGATAAACACGACAAATCCTTCGGCCGATTTTCCTAATGCGCAGGCGGTTATAACAGAATCGGATACGGGTCAATCAAGCGGCGGAAAAATAGGATTGATAGGAGAATCAAAGGCCAATGTTAATTTTCCTGCAACGGGGCTTACAGGCCTTGGCGAAACATTCGGCACAAAAGATGGTTACGGCATGGTTGGAACGGCATCGGTTAATGCATCAAATGATACAGCTGGCGCGATAGGTGTTTACGGAAGCGCTGTCAGCACACACGCGGGCGGTGATAATATTGGCGTGTATTCGAACGCTGCCAACGGGTTAAAAAATTATTCTTTCTTTGGTGCGAATGGAGACATCTTTAACACGGCCAATATGCGATTAGGGGCTGACGCCTCGATCACAGATTTTCCAAATGCCAGAGCCATCATTTCGCGTGGCGATACCGGTTATAACGGAGAGGTTGACGCTGTCGGTGTGGCGATGGAGGCAATATCGGACGGAGTAAACGACGCCATTGGAGGATTAGGTGTAGGCAAAACAAAAGGTGCCAGGGCTGGCACTGGGATAACGGGAATTGCCACGGTTGATAATGGAGCAGACACGGGCACGGCCTACGGAATGTCAGGCATTTCTGCGGCGACGCATGGTGGTGGTCTAAACGTAGG